ATTATTATATTCCTTACCTAAAAATGGAACATTACTTTATAAAATATTAAGTCCTATTGATACACCATTACTATGGAATTTAATTTATATGACTTATAGAAATTTTAAAGAAATGTATTTTTTTAAACCAGTCCAGAACAGTCAATCACGTGAATTTTATATTATAGGTAAAGGTTATTTAGGAACAGAACAATCAACATTAGATAAATTATTAAATTTGGTAGATAAATTTGATAATCCTAATTTTAATAAAGAAGAATATGACTTATATAATGATACTTATCCAGAAGAATTTGTTATTCAAGTTCAACATATTTGTGAAAAATTATCATCTAATTATGTAAATTCTATTGAAAGAATTATATATTATATAGATAATATTGATGAATTAGGAAAAGATTATCAAAAACATATAGAAAGTTATATTGCTGAAAAAAATGAAGATTGGATAAGAAAATATAAACCTTTGAGATTAGATAAGAAATTTAGTTTATAGAATTCTATTATTTGTTATTATGTTTTTGTTTTTTATTATTGTTTTTTTTTATTATTATTTATTATATAACTTTATAATAGAAAATATAATTAATAAATGTCATTTAAAACAAATTTTGGACATTTACCTTCTAATGGTATTAATCATTGGATTAGTACTCTTAAAACAAATAATGAACCTACAATATTAAATCTTGATACTAATAATAAAATATCATTTAAAGATAAACTAAAAATAGATGCAAAAAAATATAAAGAATTTAATACTTTTTTTGTTTCAACTGTTAAAAAAGTGAGTGATGAATTAGATAATAATCAAGGTCCTATTATTGAATTTCATTTACCAGACACTAATAATAATGATGAAAATAATAAAGCTCTAACAGAAATAGTAGATAAATATAAAGAATTATATCTAAATAATTTAACAAAGGATGATAAACATGAATTAACAGATGAACAAGAAATCTATCCTAATTATTTAGAAGATTTATATAAAAAAAATGATAAACCATATGTTGATTTTGAAATAAAAAACGGTATTACTAAACCAATAGTTGAACAAAATAATGATGAATTTTTAGAAACATTAAAATTAAGAATAGAAGGATTAGATAAGTGTATTAAAAATAATAAGACCCAAGGTGAATATATAGAATATTTTAAAAATGAATATACAAAAGAATCTAGTAAAAAATCTAAATCAATTAATGAACAATGTAAATTAATTTATTATAATGATAAAATGTTAAAAGATAGTAGTGAAATAACAAGTAATATAGCATTACAGATTGACGTATTTAATGCTTATGATAATTGGCTTTCACAACCAAATGAAATTGAATTTGCCAAAACATTTTTACCTAGTGATTTTTTTATAAATCAAAAATCAAAAATAGATTACGAATTTAAAAATGAATTACAAGATAAAATTAAAATATTAATTAAAGAAAACAATAGAGATATTCGTCAATTTGTCTTTGGATTTTTTAAAGATAATGAATTTAAATATTTACAAGATTTAAAACCATTTTTATTTGAAGTTGGTGGAATGCTAAAACACAAAACATGTGAAACATCTTGTAATCCATTAGTTAATTGGTCTATTATATTAAATATGATATATTCCAGATGTTCTATTACAAATATTAATGTGTTATGTCCTGTTAGATTTATAATACCTTCCGTTGTAATATCAAATTATAATTCTCATAATTCCACATTAGAATTTGAAATTAGAGATAGATACTCACTTATTAATTTATTTAATAAAGATACAAAAAATAATTTTATTGGTATTATAACTATTAAATATTTTCACGAACAAACTGAAACTTATAGAATATGGTTTTTATATATTTTTGATAATAATAATATATTAGATTTAGACCAATCAAAAATAAATACAATCACTGGTCTTCAAGAAAAATATTTTATTGTAAATTCTAACTTAAAATTTGTAAATACTGGTTCTCTTTTTGAACGTCATAATGTAACACATACAGAATTAACTTTTTTTAGCGAGTTATCAAATCGAAAAATTATATATTTTTATAAAACTAAACTAGATAATCGAAATATTTTTATATCTACATATAATAATTTACATCAAAATAAAACACTATTAGATTTAGGTATAATACCTATTAATATTACTTTAAAAAAAAATAAATATAAAAATAATATATATCCAACACATTCATTTTTAATTGAAGAAAATAAAGAAATACTTTCACATATGGGAGGTGTTCGTAAAAATAGTAATATAAATAAGTATTATAACATAAAATTAATTTCTAATGATTCTAATATTATATATAGTGACCCAAAAATAAGTGGTGATTTTTTTAATACATTTTATAATAATACTCTAACTATTCTAAATATATATTCTAAAAATGATTTAAATAGAAATAAATTTTTTAAAATACTTAATTATTTAAATCATTATTATTTATTAAATATAGAATATGAATTTGCACATATTAAATTAACTACAGAAATTAGAAATAAAATTACAATATATAAACCTATTTCTGGAATCACATTTTATAATAATTATGAAATATTAAATAAATTTAACATATTAAATAATATAAATAAAAATAGTAATGTATTATATTTAGGCACTGATTATAGTTTTATAGAAGTATTAAAATATAATAATTATAAAGCAAATAATATAACTTCTATAATAACAACAAATAATAATTATTTTAAAAATGCAATAGATAATTGGACTACATTTATTAATAATATAAGTAAAATTTATAAAACTAATATAATTTATTTTAATAATAAACTATATGATTTACTAAATTTACAAGATTTAAATAATAATAAATATGATTTATTATACTATGATATTTATACTATGTACACACCTGTTGAAAATTATAATAATTTAGCAATTCTATTTATGGGTTTAATAATTGGATTAAAATATACTCTAATTGGTGGCACATTTATAATGCATTTTGGTTCAGTAGCATATAAAAATGTATCTGATATCTATATTATTATAAGTGAATATTTTAAAAATCATAATTTATATTATCCTGAAATTAGTAATTTATATAAAAAAAGAGGTACATATGGTATATTTACTGGATTTAAAGGTATTAATGCTACTAATTTTCAAGAATTACTTAAACTATTAGATAAAACTAATGAAATTTATATAAATGATGGTAAAGATTTTAATATTTATGATAAAATTTTAAGAAAAAAACTACATATCTCTAAACCTATAAATCCAGATATAACTATACAAAAAAATATTGTTGAATTTATTAATAATAAACAAATGAAAAATAAAAAAATAGATGATATTTATAACTATATAAAAAATTTTAATAATGAAAGATATTATAAACAATTAAGTTTTACATATAAATTATTAGAACTTTTAAAACAACCAAAAGCATATCTAGATAACATTAAAGTTCCTACACAAGAACAACTTACAAACGCAATTCTATATTGTAAAAAATACGATATACCTTATATAGATAAATTTTCTAAGTCTGCTTTTCAAGATAAATTTGGCAAACAAATATTACACGAAGCATATGGATTACATGAACCAATTATATATAAATTTAAAACACCATTTACACTTAAAATAAGACCATCATTATTAAGTATTAAAACTAAAAAGGCTAAACAGACTAAAAAAACTAAAAAAACTAAATTATCAAAAACTACTAAAAAAAGTTTAAATAGTTTTAATTTTTCAACATTATTTAATAATGATGACTCTATATATTCTCCATCTCCATCTTCATATAAAACTCGTAAAAATAAATATACATCTAAATCACTTAAAAAAAACTATTCAAATAAAGGTAATTTAATACCAGAATTACATACTATTAATAATCGCATAGAACAAACTACTAAACTTATAGATAGTAGGCGTGATTTTGATGCTCCAGAGAGTATGCAAAATCTAAACTGGTTTGAAGCCAATAAGCAATTTCGTTATTATAAACATAAAGATGATAAAGATAAAATACATTTAGATAAAAAAGTTCAAAAACTATTAGGTGATTTTAATATTTCCCAAGCCTGGCTCAAAATGTATGAAATTATTACAGATTGTGAATTAATTCCTAAACAACGTAAAGGCACATATAAATCATTTCATATTTGTGAAGCACCTGGTACATTTATAAATTGTATTAATAATTATATATATACTAAAACTAAATATGATGCTTTTAATTGGAAAGCTCAAAGTTTAAAATCAAGTGGAAAAAGTAAAAATAAAGATACGGCATTTGGTGATGATTTTGGACTAATTAAAAGACACAAGGATAGATGGGATTTGGGTATAGATGGTTCTGGAGATATTACTAAATTATCTAATATTAAACATTATAAAAAAATTGTGAGTGAAATGCGAGGTGTTGAACTTATTACAAGTGATTGTGGATTACCTATGAAATGTGAAGGGTATGAAAAAGTTGCTTTTGCTTCTTTATTAACAATATTAAGTATTTTACCAAAAGGTGGTTCAATGGTTTATAAAATATTAACACCGATTGATGAACCTATTATATTAAATTTGATTTATATAGCATATACTAACTTTAAAGAACTTATATTTTATAAACCAGTTCAGAATAGTCAAAGTAGGGAATTTTATATAGTCGGAAAAGGTTATTTAGGAACTGAAATATCTATAATAGATAAATTCTTTGATGAATTAAAAAAATTTAAAGAAGGAGAAGAAATAGATTTATATAATGATATGTATCCAGACCCATTTATAAAACAAATAATAAAAGCCAGCACTATTTTAGCTGATAATTTTGTATATACAATAGAAAGACAAATTTACTTTGTAGATAATAAAGATGCTATGCCTACAGAATTTACTAAACTATTTTATAATTATTATAATGAAAAAAATGAAGATTGGATAAGAAAATATAAACCTTTGAGATTAGATAAGAAATTTAGTTTATAGAATATATTAATTTTTATTATGTTTTTATTATTACTTTTTATTATTTATTTTATTAATTACTTTATTATTTATTTTATTAATGACTTTATTATTTATTTTATTAATGACTTTATTATTTAGTTCATTATTTTAATATTTACTTTATTATTTTTTTAATAAACATATTCGTAATACAATTTTTCATTTAAGGGTATTTTATTTTCAACCTCCTGATTATATAAATGAATCCAAGGTGCATCTTCTGGATTTAATAGATTGATGTTTATAGTTTCATTATAATTAAGAATAATATCATCTCGAAAATCTTTCCATAATTTAAACTCATTTATACTAATATAATCACTCCATTTGTATTTTACCATAGCATTGTTTGTAATTAACCATTTGTTCCCAATAGTTATATCAAATCCGGGTATATAATCAATAAATTGTAAATTACACCCGCACTCACACACGTATATGTTATCAATTACTTTATTTAAATTTACATTTGTGTTGTTAAAATAATTTACTTCTGTCATTTTCTTATTATTATGCTATTATTGTAAAGTTTTTTTATTTCTAAAATAAATAAAATATAAATCAATTTTTATTAATCATATAAAATACTATTTACTAAACCATATTTAACTGATTGTTTTGCTGAAAAAATATATCTTTTTTTAAAAATATTATTAATTATTTCAGAAGGTAATTTAGTATAAGTTTTTAATATTTTATAAATTAATTTTATAAACATTTTAGTATTATATAATACGTCTCCTAGTTTTATTCCACTTTCATTAATATTTACAAAATTTATTGTAATAAATGCGTAATGATATATAAATGTTTTATGACAAAATAAAGATAATAACATAGGAATTTCTGACATAGGTCCATCAATAATACTAATTGTTGGTATAGGACACATACTTAAAATATTAATTATAGGTAAAATATGATAAATATTATTAAATTCGCCTAAATCTGAAATATGAAATATAATTGGTTTAGAACCACCTTTACTAATAATAGAATTAATATTATTTTTTTTTGTTTTATTGTTATTATATATTTTATGTTTTTGTATTATATCTACTAATTTAACAACTATTTCAAGTGATTTTGTAAAAGTATTTTCCATCCAATAACTTTCTCCATAAAGATATATATTATTAAAATTTGTTTTTTTGTTAAAAATAATTTTACTTAAATCATATTCAGGATTAATATTAAAATATTTTTCAATGTTTAATGAATTTTGAGGCATTAAAATTTTATCTACTAAACCATATTTTAATGCTAATTCTGGCGTTAATAATAAATCGTGTTCTAAAAGTTCATTTAAATATTTAGTTGGTATATTAGTATGTTTTCTATATAACATAGTCATCATTGAATACATTTTTTCACTTATTTTCATATTAAATTGTAATTCATCACGTTGTCCCATAGATAATGAAGAATATTGATGTATTAAAATACTAGCATGGGGAGCAATTACACGATATTTTGAAAGAATACATATAAATGTTGCTGCACTTGCTGATATTCCTTCTATATATGTAATAATTGGAACTCTAGAACGTGCTACAATTCTCATTAAAGCAATACCTGATGTTATTGCTCCACCAGGACTATTAATATGTAAAATAATACCTTTTGGTGATACTTTAACATTATTTATATCATCAGATTTATTTGCATTATCTATAGCAAGTCTAACTTCTTTAATACTATTATTATCTATATTATTATATAAATATATATGAGTAAATTTATTACTATAAATATATTTTTCTATATTTTCTAAATTTACATCTTTTTTATTTTTTTTTATAATAGATTTTGATATAGATGGTACTAATGGTATTTCTTGTATTTCACTTACAATATTTGATATATTTGATATATTAGTATTGGTTTTGATATTAGTATTTTTTTTAGACTTATTCATAATTTAATTTATTTATATTATTATAATATAAAAATATTTTATTTTGAGTTTTATTTTCATTTTTTTAAAAATATATCATTTTATACATTTCTATTTTATACATTCTTATACTTTCTAATAATTTACTTATTAAACATATAATATAATTATTTTCTTTCTCTAGAAGTGTTTCATAATCATTATTATCTATTAATTCTAATAAATTTAAAATAGTATCACATTGTTCTATATTATTTTCTATGATTGTCATTTTTTCTAATGTAATTAAATTATTATTATTATTATTTTTATTATCATTATTATTATTATTATTATTTTTATTATCATTATTTTTATTATCATTATTTTTATTTTCTGAATTCTTATTTAATAATATATAACTTCCAGAGACTTTATTAAAAAATTTACTAGTTTCTCTATACATTGTATTATAATGTATCAGTGTTCCTTGTAATACCCATTTTATAATTTTAATATCATTATCATTGTCATTATTATAATCAATTAATTCCATTTTGTTTATACATTGATTTACTTTAGTTAATACTGTTTTTATTTTTAGTTTTGTGTCATTATGTATTTGTGTTTTCTTAATACATTCTGTTGTTTCTAATACTATTCCTGGTATATATATTATAAAATGTTCTGGACACACAACTAATTCCATAACTGTTTCAATAATTGTATTTAGATTAAATAATTCATTCCATACTGTTCTTTTTTTTATAAAATAATAAGTTAATAATAAAAATATTGCTATAAAAGTAATAAATAAAGTAATACAACATACTAATACAACCATTTTTTCTAATTTTTATTAATTTTACAAATCTTATTTATATATTAACTAGTTTAATTATAAAAATATTAAACTTAAAAATGTTTAACCTATTATAATAAATTATAAAATTATAAAAATAGTTTTATCAAAAATAATAAAGTATGCCAGAACCAACTCTTACTTTTACAACAGCATTTATTGATTTAAATGAAGACCGTAGCAAAGATAAATCACCAGAAGTAAGAATTAAACATTTTAAAACTCTTGCTAAAAGTGGTATAGCTATATGTCTTTATGTTTCATCTACTTATAAAAATATTGGAAAAGAACTTGAAAATGAATTTGAAAATGTTAAATTAATGCCGAATATAAATTTAGAAGACCTAGAAACCTATAAACTAATTAAAGAATTAAATCCAACTTTACCGACAAATCGTAATATTGAAAAGGATACATTAAATTATATGATTTTACAAAATGCAAAAAGTGAATTTGTTTATAAAACACTCATAAGTAATCCTTTTAATACAGACTATTTTGCGTGGATTGATTTTAGTATATGTCATATTTTAACTGATACAGAAACTATATTAAAACAATTATATAATTATTCTATCTCATCTTTTACTATTGATACTAATTTAAGTAATGATAATAATTTTCTATTATTTCCTACTTGTTTTTCTAAAGAAAAATCACAAACCTATTTTAATATTTTAACATCACATATTGTATGGAGATTTTGTGGTGGTTTTTTTATAGGTAATAAATCAGGATTGGAACATATGTATTTTTTAATGTTAAAAGAATTACCTCATTTTATTACACATACAAATAAAAATAGTATTGCTTGGGAAGTTAATATGTGGTCGTGGCTAGAATTAAAGTGTGGTTGGACAATAAATAGTTATCAAGCAGACCATAATAATAGTATTTTAACACTACCTCAACACTATTTTAATTTTAATTTTACTTTAGAAGATAATATTATTAATAAAAGTGAAAATATTATTCATAAAACTGAAAGTCTTATAAATAAATATGTTGATAAAGTTATTTATGTAAATTTAGAATCACGAACAGATAGAAAAGAAGAAATAGAGACTGAATTAGATAAGTTTAATATTAAATATGAAAGATTTAATGCTATTAGCAGACCAGATTATGGTATTATTGGTTGCACACAATCTCATTTAGAAGTTATTAAAATGGCAAAAAATAAAAGATATAAGAATATATTAATTTTAGAAGATGATTTTACTTTTATAGTTTCTAAAGATACATTTGAAAAACAAATTGAATTATTATTTAACTCAAATGTTAATTTTGATATATGTATGCTAAGTTATAATTTAATTAAATATAAAAAAAGTGATGAATATACATTTTTACATAATGTTCTAGACGCACAGACAACCTCTGGATACATCATTAATGAAAATATGTATGATATAATGATTGATTTATATAATTGGACTTTACCATTATTAGATTCTACAAGGCATCATTGGATTTATTCATTAGACCAAATATGGAAATTATTACAACCTATTAAAAATTGGTATTGTTTTAGTGAAAGACTAGGAAAACAAAGAATGTCATATAGTGATTTAGATAAAACAATTACAAATTATGGTTTTTAAACTATAATAGTATATTAAATAGATTATTATATTTAAGATATATTCATAATATTAATAATATATTCATACTATATTAATAATATATTCATATATAATAAGTAATATACTTTATATAAAGTATAAAAATGAAATTCACTCTAAATAAAAAACAAAACAAAAAAAAAATTGAAATTAAAGATGAAGATTGTAAAGGGACAGATGCTTATTATAATAAAAATATACAAAAATTATTACACTCTGAATATGTTATATTTTTAACCTATAAATTTGTAAAATACAAATATTTAAGATTTTTTAGTAGTAATAATTTATTAAAGTATTTTAATAAATACAATGTTGTTTATTTACATTACTATGATAAACAAGAAATATTAAATCGTATTGATATGTTTAATTATGATATAAAATTAAAAACAGATGAGGAGAAAAAAGAATTAGCAAAAGAAAATAAAATTAAAAAATTAAAAATGATTTATTTTTTAGAACACGTCATTGAACCTAATACACTTTATAAAAAAATTTCATTTGCCCAAGAAGAATTATTTATGTCTTTTGATAATTATTTAATAAAAAAAATGGAATATAAATTACGCACTTTTTGTCAAATTGCTGAAAAATTAGGTGCAGAAGAGATTAAAATTAAATATGATTCTAGTCAAGATAATAAATCTACGATTAATGTTGATTTTAGTATTCCTGGTGGTGGTTCTGTTGGTGGCTCAAGTAGTGAACAACATACACAAAATAATAAAGTAGATTTAATGTTTAAATATTCTAATTATCAACATAACTTAAATTTAAATAAATATTATATTACTGAACTTGTTGAAAATGAAAATGATTTTTTTATTTCTAAAGAAGAATTTCATTCTGATATAGATTTAAAATTTTTAATAGATGCTAGATGCTTAAATTTAATAGAACTTTATAATACTAAAATTATAATAAATCGCACGAATCAATTAGAAAAAAAACTTTTTTTAAAAGCCCAAAGTTATGGTTTATCATTAGGGTCATCATCTACAACTAATGATTCTGTAAGTTTAAATATATCTATTAAATTTATTGATATTTATAAAAAACCAGATTGTATTAATGGTGCAAATGTATTTGTATATAAACAAGGATTTTGGCATCTTATTAATATTATTAAACAAGAAACATTAAATATTAATAATGAATATAATGATGAACTATACAAACTTAATAATAATATAGAAAGAGATAGACACACAAGAGAGAGAAAAGAAAAAGATATTATAGAAAAAGAAAGGAAAGAAAAAGAAATTAAAATTTATGAAAAAATTAATAATTATTTAGAAGCACAATTAATTGGTTTAGAAAAAAAACAATATAATATTGAATCAATCTATGATAAAGAACAAAATTTAATAAAAACACATAATGATATTATAAAATTAAATTTTACTAAACAATATGAAATAAATCAATTATTTTATAATTATTTTAACACAAATCTAGTATATAATAATTATAAAATATTTAGAGATATTGTTATTGGATGTTATAAAAATATTAAACATATTATTTTTAAAGATGAATATGAAAATATTAATAAATTATGTTTTATATCTATACAATATCATAAAATATTACACTGTAATTTAAAAATTTATAATAAAATTACTGATTATACTACAAGAATATATAATAAATTAATTGATAATAATAATGATTTTCATTTTATACTAAAAGATAAAGATTTTGATAGATTAATTAAATTTAAAATACCAGAATGTGAAATATTAAATTTAATAATCACTAATAAAGAAAATATTATTAATATAATTACAAATGCCTTTAAACATTCCTATATGATTTATTATGGCTTAAGAACAGAATGTTATGATACTATTTTAAATGAAGCTGAGACAATTATAAATAGTAATTTTGATAATAAATTTTCTGATATTATTGTTAAATTAGATGAAATTATTACAAATAATAAACATTTTTATAAATCAATGAAAGAAGAAGAACATAAAATAAATTCTAATTATAAATATGAAGATATAAATAATACTGATAAAGAATTTTTTAATAATGATAATAATGATTTTTCAAATAATAATAATAATAATAATAATAATAATATTCATAATACTGGTAATACAAACTTTTATAATAATTATACAAATAAGGATAAATATATAAATAAAAATAAGGATTTAAAAAATATTCTTTCATGTTTTAAAAATAAAGATAAATCTATAAAAAATAAATTAGATTTAAATTATAAAATAAAACGTATTCGTTCTACACTTGATTTTATTGATGATATTGAAATTATTGAAAATAAAACTGAAAATGAAAATGAAAATAAAACTGAAAATGAGAATGAAAATAAAACTGAAAATGAGAATGAAAATAAAACTGAAAATGAAAATGAAAATAAAACTGAAAATGAGAATGAGAATGAAAATGAAAATGAAACTACCATTGATACTACTATAATACATAATTCAAATGAACTTCAACAAATACAAAATGAATTACACGAAAGTATAATATCTACAACAACAGAATCTCAATCTAGTGATACTAAATCTCAATCTAGTGATTCTAAATCTAATACTAGTAATATTAAATTTAAAACTAATATTAAACCTAAAAAATCTAAAGCAACAACTATTTTACATTATGTTATAAATAAAATAATAAAATATGTTGCTGATGAAATTATTATATATTATGATAGTAATTATCCAGGATATGTTTTAAATATAATTAGTAATTTATTAATTAAATGTTTTTGTATTAAATATGATAAACCAAATATATTAAAATCAGATTTTTTTAAAAATCAAGAAGAATTTCAAACTATAGAAGATTTATCTAATGTAATTAAACCCATTATTACAGAACAAAGATGTAGATTAAATTACATACAAAATAAAATATTTTATACTTGGGAAAATTTTCAATTTATAATTAATTTTATTGAAAAAACATATATGGCTGACCCAATGAAAATGAATGATACTAATCCTGGTAATAAACGCACCAACTCGCAATATAAAAATCGCTCTAAATCTTTATCTCCACAATCTCCTAATAAACAACATAAATCTAAAAAATATAGTCATAAAAATAATGATAATAATGATAATAATAATAATAATAATAAAAATAATGATAATAATGATAATAATAATAATGATAATAATAATAATGATAATAATAATCAAAATAGTAAAATAAATAGAGACC